TCGCCAAGGCCCAAGGGGCGCTCGAAGAGGGCAACCTGGAAGAGGCCGAGAAACTCTCCGCTGAGGCGGAGGCGCAGATCGGTACGGCAGACCAGCAAGACGCGGCTGCCGCAAAGATCAAGAAGCTTACCACGTCGCTTGACGCGGAGTCTCCGCGCCCGCTGACGCTGACGCTCGAAGAGCAGACGCGGACGACTGCCGAGCAGTCCGCGCAGATGAACAAGCGGAAGTCCAACTACCGGCCCGCGACATGGATCAAGGGCCTTCCGGCGGCGGCGCAGCCGCGCGAGATTCTCAGCCTCGCAGGCGAAGACGTGCAAGATGAAGCGCGCGTCTACTCCACTGCCTTCCTGAATTGGATGACCGGCGGTTGGAAGTCCGACGCCGAGTGGCAGATCAACGCGGACCCGATGTTCGTCAAGGCGATGTCTGAGGGCACCGACTCCGCAGGCGGTTACTACGTTCCGGATGAGTATATCGACCGGGATATTCACGATCCGGGGGCCCCTGGCGCCGTGCTGCGTCCGCACTGCACGCAGATCCGCGTCAGTGGCAAGGCCGGGTACATCCCAGGCTTTGGCGACGTGACCTGGGCCGCCATGACGGAGGGCACCGCCCCATCTGCCGTGACCCCTACCATCAGCCAGTACTCGTTTACCGTGGAGAAGAGCGGAGCGATTATCCAGGTGAGCAATGAATTGCTCGCCGATGCGCAGTCAAACATCCCTGCGCTGATCACGTCCGCGGCACGGGAATCGTCTGGGCGCTACCTGGATCTCAACATCCTGAATGGGACCGGCCACTGGGGTGGGGTGTTGCAATCGGGCAGTATCGGGAACTACACGGCGGCCAACGCGGCGTCGATTGTTGCCCTCGACATCACTGGGACGCTCTTCAACCTCGACAGTCAATGGCGTGGCAACGCTGTCTGGGTCAGCCGGAGCGGCGTCGCCGCTGCGATTGCGGGCATCGGTTCGACCTCTGCCGGACTTCACGCGATTCCCGCGTTGACGGCATCGCCGAACGATTCACTGCTGGGGCGTCCGTACCTCCAGTCGGACATCTCAGGGAATGGCCTGGATAACTCCGTCGCAACTGCCAACGTCACGCTGCTGGTCGGAGACTTCAAACAGGTCTACCTGGTCGAGCGTGCGGGCTTCACCGTCAGCCGCAATGAGTCCGTGTACTGGGCATCGGACCAGACCGGGTTCCAGGTGACCTTCCGCGCGGGCTCAGCACTCGGGATCGCCACAGCGTTCTCGAAGATGACCCAGGCCTAAGGGTTAGAGAAAGTACGGGGTGGGTGGCTTGTTTGCGCCTGGGTGTGGCCGGCAAGTCACTCACCCCACCACTTAGAAAGGAAACCATATGGCAAGCTACGTTTGCACGCGACCGCTAACGATTGGGTCGGATGTCGAAGGGGCGTCGCCACGTCGTTTTCGTCCCGGCGAAGTGCTGGAGCTCTCCGCTGCCGAGGCGAAGAAGTTCCAGGACTTTTTCAAGCCAGCCAAGGTGAAGTCACCCCAGAAAAAGAAGTAACCGATGGTCGCGCACGTACTGGCCACCGTCAGCAATTTCCGCGACTGGCTCGCCACGTCGACGTATAGCTCCTCATGGAGCGGAGACGTCGCGACGATCCTGCGTTTGCTTGAGCTGTCGACGCTCGAAATCGAAACCTACTGCGGGCGTCAAGGGCGGTTTGGACCGGTCACGGCGACGATCGAGTACGACGAAGGCAGCGGCTCCTTGCTCGACGATCCGCGCCCGAGACTCTGGGACGGCGCACGCGCTTCGCGCGGCGGGTTGCCGTGGCTGCTCTCGCTCTCGTCGGCGACCGTCTACTCCGGCACGGATCGGGCGACTTCATCAGCGCTGGTCGAGAATACCGATTACCTCCTGACGCCGTATACCGAAACCTTTGTCGATCAGCCGTACAACGGTTTGAAACTGAAAGACGCTGGCGCGGCGACGAACCCCTGGGGGGAGACGGGCCAAAAGGTGCTCAGCCTGACTGGCGAATGGGGCTGGCAAACGTCGACGGCTACGCCGACAACGATCGATGCGAATATCACGTCAACGACCGCGACGACCATCTCGGTGGCGAGCATCACGTCGATCAGTGAGGGTCATACTTTGTTGATCGACACCGAGCGCTTGTTCGTCTCCGGCATCAGCGGAACGACCCTGACGGTCGAGCGTGGCGTGGCCGGGAGTACCGCCGCGACGCATACGAGCGGCGCCGATGTCGCGACGTACATCTACCCGCCGACCGCGACGCAAGCGGCGCTGAGTCTCACGCGCATTCGCTGGCGCGATCGGGACGGCGGACTGACCGAAGAGGTCAGCGCGGAAGGCATCGTCCTGACGCGACCGACAGTGGAGAGGCGCGCAGTCCTTGCCGACTGTGATCCCTTCGCGAGCCATTCGTGGAATCAAGGAGTCATCTTCTGATGGCGGCGGAGACGGTGGGCTTTACGGTTGCGTTTGAATCGCGAGGACCAATCTTCGATCGCGACCTGCGCAAGCTTGTTGCGTCAGCGAGTCGCAAAGCGATCACGAAGGTCGCGCACGGAATGGAAGGCGACATCAAACGTGGACTCGTTCCAAGTCCGCGAAAGAATGTGGTCGGCGGGCGCGCAAGTGGGCATCTGAGTCGCGGCATACGCGCGAAGGTAATTTCCGATACCAAAGCGGACGTCAGGCCGGGGAAATACGTCTATGGCGCGGATGTCCCCTACGTCTGGCAGGTCGAGTATGGCCGCAAAGTCTCCACCGCAGGCGGCTCGCCGTCGCCGTCATCACAACAAATTAGACCACGCAAGACGGGCGGCGCTCTGCGATTCAAGCCGCGCGGTTCGAGTACATTTATCTTCCGCAGCTCGACCCGTCCGTATCTCAAGCCGCTGCAAGGGACCCACATCTTCTCGCGCACGCAGAAAAGATGGGACGGCGACCGCGCGAATGACGTCTTCTTTGACGAGCTCCGCACTGCGCTTGAAGGAGCGCGCCTATGAGTCGCTCTGGCGCACTCGATCAGATCGAGACATTGTTAGGGACAGTGACTGATCCTGCCCTCCAGGGCATCACGCGCGGGGAGCCGTTGAGTATTCCTGCCGTTGTCTGGTGCGCGTACTATCTCTCCGGGCAGGTCACTATGCCTGAGATGGCGACGTTCGGAGACGAGTCGACGATCACGACGGTCACTGTGCGGTTATACTTCCCCGCCATCACTGATCCGCAAAGCCAGTCGGCGGTGGAGACCGACATCTGGGACGGCATCGCGAATGTCCGCACGGCGATTCTTGGCGATAGCGATCTCGGTGACAATGTGAGCCAGCTCAAAATGCCATCCGCAACGGTCGGCTATGAGGAGCTGAGCGGGGTCTGGTACCGCACCACGACGCAGCCCATCGATCTATGGATTCTCTCAGATACAACGGTTTCCCCTTAGGAGCATCTGATGGCAAAACCAAAACGACCGGCGCGGATCGACCCGAGCAAACTTCGCATCGTGCAGGGAATCGCGGTAACGACCGACGAGGGGATTATCCGACTCGGGCCGGGAGACGATCCGAAGGACGCGCCGCCGGAAACTAATTGGGAAGCCCTCCTCGAAGTCGGAGCGGTAGAAAAGGAATAATCGATGGCGAAGACGACCGGACTAAATACGCGCATCTACGCCGCCGGGTACGACCTCTCGGGGGACGTTAGCTCGCTCGGTGGCGTGGGCGTCATGTCCGAGCTATACGACGTGACCACGCTGAGCGATGGAGCCGTGCGCCGTCTCTCGGGGCTGGCCTCTGGAAGTGTCAGCGTCAGCGCCTTCATGGACACGGCTGCCGGAAAGGACCACGCGCTCTGGATCAGCAATAGCGGCGCGAAGCCGACGGCGGACCAGACTGTGCTCATTCCGTTGGATGCCTCCGCCATCGGCGGGGCGTGCCTCGGCATGGACGCGAAGCAGGCTACCTACAACATCGAGCGTCCGACCGGATCGGCGATCGCCGCCTCGGTCGAGTACGCCAGTGCGGACGGGTCATCGCCCGAATGGGGCGTCATGTTGACCGCCGGGTCCGTGACCGACAGCAGTGGCACGGCCTACACGGCGCACGATAACGGAAGCTCGACCTCGAATGGGGCTGCGGGATATGCCCAGTTGTTCTCGCTGACCTCCGGGACCGTCGTCTGGATCATCGAGCATTCGACCGACAATATCACGTATGCCACCCTGCTCAGCTTCACCTCTGCCGCTGCGCTTACGGGGGAAAGGGTGGCCACCGCTGCGGGAGCCACTGTGAATCGGTACACGAGGCTCGTAAGCTCTGGGACCTTCAGCACCGCTCAGCTCGCTGCCGGGATCTCCCGGCTCTAAACATGGGATTAGTTCACTAGTGAAAGGTACGGATTGACATGGCGAAACAGACAGGGCTTGGTGATTATCTTGCCATCGATGACGCGGCGGGAACGGCCCGAGCCATCAGCAACGACGTGCATACGCTGTCCGTCACCCTCCCGCAAGAACTGCTCGATGTCACGGGGCTAGACAAGTCCGCCTCCGAGCGGCTGGCCGCATTGTCGGATGGCACGTTCAGCCTCTCGGCGACCTTCAATGCTGCCGCGACGACCGGCATCCATACGGTCTTGAGTTCGTCGCGCACGACTGCACGGACACTCACCTACTGTGTTGGAGGGAACTCGGGTGGAAATCCGAAGTTGGAATGCGAGGTCCTGCTCGGCTCCTTGTCGTATGAGCGGGCCGCGAACGGAGCGCTAACCATGAGCGCCGACCTCTCGTTGAGCAACGGCACGGTGCCCACCTGGAGTACGGTCTAGCAATGGCAACGAATAAGGCCACACCCAACGGCAAAACCTTCGAGCTAGAGGAGAGCTTCGCGACGCTCGTCTTTGAGGACGACGCGGAGCTCTCAGGATTCGAGTGTCGCGTCCGGATCGATACCCCGCTTGCCGTGTTCTTAGAGTTCCAGCAGCTCGCCGCGAGTGGGTCTGAGGATCCCGCCGCCGCGCGCCCAGCCTTTGAGCTGTTCGCCGACGCCGTGCTGGATTCTTGGAACCTGACGCGCAAAGGGAAACCCGTCCCACCGGATCGCGACGGGGTGCTCTCGCTCCCGCCACGCATCGCCACGCGTCTCGTCGTGGAATGGTCCGGCGTGGTCGGAGGCGTCGACGAGGATTTAGAACCAGAGCCGCCGAATACCATCATGTCGGCGGCGGCCAGCGACGAGCAGACGGGAGCCTAACCGACTTGCCGGTGGAATCCAAGAACGCGCAGATAGTCGATGGGCTCGCCAGGCGGTACGGCCAGCTACCGTCCGCCATCCTGGCCGAGCCTGCCTCGGTGCTCAGGTTGATCGCGCTCGCCGATCTGGCGGAACCACCTCCCGAGAAGGCGGCACCGGATGGCTAATGAGGTTGTCGTCAAGGTTCGGGCTGATACCAAGAAGGCCCAGCGCTCGCTCAACGATCTCAAGGGGAGCGGCGATAAACTCAATTCGGGCCTGAAGCGGGCCGCGAAGGGCGGCGCGATTGCACTTGCGGCGCTCGGGACCGCAGCCGCCGCCAGCGCCCTGAAGATGGCCGTCGAGTTCGAGTCTGCGATGGCGGAGGTCCGCACCCTGATTCCCGACGCGAGCGATGAGTCCTTTGGGAAGCTCAACAAAGACCTCGCCGTTTTTATGCGTGAAATGAACGTCGCATCGAACGAGGCCGTCCCGGCGTTGTACAGCGCACTCTCGGCTGGGGTACCACAAGGGAACGTGATCGAGTTCCTCCGGGTCGCAGCGAAGGCGGCGACCGGCGGGGTGACAGATCTCGCCACCGCAGTGGACGGCCTCACCACGGTCGTGAATGTTTATGGCACGGACACGCTCTCCGCCACTCAGGCTTCTGACCTCATGTTTACCGCTGTAAGGCTCGGCAAAACGACGTTCGGGGAACTAGCGTCGACGCTGGCAAACGTCCTGCCGACCGCGCAGGCGTTCGGGGTCAGCATGGAAGAGGTCGCCGCGGGCCTCGCGACGATGACCGCGAAGGGCGTGCCCACCGCGCAGGCGACCACGCAGCTCCGGCAGCTTTTCGTTGAGACCAATAAAGAAACGCGCAAGCTCGCCCAGGCGATCGTGGAGCTTACCGGCAAGTCATTCCGCGATCTAATGAAAGAGGGCCGCAGCGCGGCTGGCGTTCTGCAAGAGCTGCGGGAGGAAGTGGGTGAGGAACAATTCTCTCAGCTCTTCCGCTCG